TGCTGCGAGCCTATCTCTCATGGCTTGGAGTTTATCTACAGAGATAGCTGCAGGAGTATCTTTCGATCGCTCGCTTCCTGCATGATACTGTGGAACGATTCCTTTGAAAATTGGAACCAAGGACGCTGCACCTGACATATCCTCAAGACGGAACCCGGTACGAGATCCTGTAAGTATTTTGTTGGCATAGGTGGTACTTGATGCAGCGATATGCTTTTTGTTCTTAACTTCCACGTATATGACTTCATCGAAATACTTAGCCGTATTCCTAGAAAAATTCCGGGTACCTGCTGTAGGTACAAGTTTGTTTGTTTTATCCTCCATCTCCACTTCGGTCTCGTGTGAAATACACACAATATTAAACTTGGCTTGCTGCACATGGCTAAGGAATGTGTCCATTAGTTTACCTAAATTGCCCCAATCATCTTGTAAGAGTTTATACATTTCATCTTGTTCTTTTGTGATGTGAGCAATCAAGGAATTAGTTAGTTGCGTAAGAGAATCAACAACAACAATAGTAGACGACGGTAAAGCATTAAGATGTACAACATCAAAAGGAGCTGAAGCTTTCGTGCATATAGAGCACCTAATTTTACCGTGAGAAACACAAATAGGTTGTTCAGTTCCACGAATTACCTTAAGCATTGTTTCCGCAGCGATCGGATATGATCTCGTATCTGGGAGAGATATGATATTGATTCGTTCTTGCTGTGGTTTAGGAAGTTTGCGAAGAGTTACTGCTCCACGTTCTAGATCAAATAAAAGGAGATCAAAATCAGTGGTCAATCCTCCAGCAAGCTCAGTTTTACCTGACTTGGGAGGTCCGAATAGAAGTACATGGTGATGGATTGAATCTTCAACTTCGGTGAATTTCATGCCAGTACCTGATCAAGTCTATTAAATTCGTGCAACAATTCATGCATCACTTGTTTTCCTTTCTCTGTTACGCCAACAGTGCGGGATTCGGAGATTTCCAAAATGCCTTTACTAACCATACGATGGGCACTCAAAGTTTTAGTTGCACTTAGATTACTAAGAGGTGAACGAACAGTATATGTCGGACGGTAGTAATCCATCAAATGTGACAGATCATACAATGTAAGCAATTCCGGGCCGCTCATGTTTTCTCCAATTGTGATTCCAAGAGATCTAACAAACTCACATTCACTTGATATATTTCATCATCAACATCATTTTCTGTCATAGGTTTGGTGAGAAATTGTGTACTCAACGTGCAAGTATTGATGTAGTCGCATTCTCTGAAGAAAGAGTAACAACTCTCGCCGTGCATCGGGTACACTCCAGCATCTGCATATGATTTAATCGTTTCAATATCGAGGAGTAATTCCCTGATCCAGAGAGCACGCTGCAAATATGTTTTAGTAAACGGCATAGGTGTAAATTCTCTGGCTCCACTTTGATATACAAAATAGAGAACTTCATAAGAACTCAACTCTGGAAACAATACATCAAGAACTATACTATAACCAATTCCTTGTGCGGAATTTTTAAACATTGCTGGATTGAGTGCTGTGAGTGCAGTTGTTTTACATTCCAACACCATGATTTTTCCAGATATACGGTGGCGCAAAACAGCGTCCACATAGCCACGATACCTAAAACCATCAGGGAAATTGATACAGAAAGAAAGTTCTGTTGCAGGTTTTCCGTTATAGTAAACGAGTTCGTAGTCTTTAAGGAGACCTGATTCTCGTAACCGTATAAATTTTTCTGTGGCGAACAAGGATTCAAAGAATGATTTTCCGTTGTATTTTCCCTTATTATTTTCTCCTTCAGCAAAGAGTGGAGCATGCCACTGAAGAAATAGATTCCATACAATAGTTTCCCAACTTGCACCTTCCAATGCGAGCTGAACTCCGAGACCTACGCAATGCCCATACGCAAACGTAATAGTCTGGTTTGGAGACTCATCGAGTTTTGCGGTTGTACGGAGTTTGTAGAGCTGGAATCTTCGCGGACAGGTGTGGAGTCCAAGGATACTGGAGTATGAGAGTTGGCGAATGCGATAATCAATCGTTCCTTCATACCCGGGCTCGAAATAAGGTAATTTAACATCTCCTTCTGTTCCTCCAAATCCATCTGCCGTGATAAACGCTGGCATAGAAACATCAAGCGTATCGATGTCAAAGTCTTCGGTAGGCATGATAGTATGAATTCTGCTAGTGGTATGTAAATTGGCCAATCACGATTTCTCTCTATAGCAGGAGAAAATGTACCATTGAGCCAGAGACGGAATGTAGTTTTATCCTCAGGAGATATTGATGGAGTCAAGAGTTCCCATATGACAAGTGCTGTGCGGAGGTTGATTCTAGATACAGGAGTTTCTTCTGTTCCCTCTCCATCTGAATCAAAATCTTCATCCAATTGTAGCATAGTACATTGATATCCACAGCTAATTGGGATGGTTTAATGGTTAGAATTGGGAAAGGATTATCTAGATACTGAACTCGCCATCCCCAGAGTTGTTGATCTCCCATAGATGGAATGATATCAGAATCAGATTTCCACCAACCAGGAAGTTTAGGTTGTGTTTTAGATTCTTTCTGTGTTTTCACAATTCTAGTGTCCCAGAAGCAATTTTAGCCGCAAGAGATTTAGCAGATGTGCTAGAAGTCTTCATTGCAGCTTTTGCAAATTCCGTACCTGTTTGTTTAATGAGCCCTTGAACAACTATAGCAGTCTCTTCTTCACTCATGAGAACTACTTGTTCAGGATATTTGAGAAGAGTTTTATGAATCTCAGATAACAGTGTAGGCATTTTTGGGTGCCTATCTAACATCATTTGCTTGAGAGATTCTACTTTCTCTTTAAGAGCGAATGCGGGAGAGATATCAGCCATTAAATCAACCCCTTAGTACGAGCAATCCACTCAGTCACTGTGATCGTATCTTGTCCTGTTGTGTTCGGATCACGGAAATGAGATTTAGTTTGAGAGAGAGGAAACCAAGTAATGATTGATTCGTCAAGATCAGTGAGCCCAATACGTTGGCACTCAAATTTAATAGCCAAATCAGAAGATCCAACCCAATTTCCAGTAATCAATACATTACTTCCTGCTCCTGTACTCATTGGATTTGTCCTTCTGCTTCTGCACGATTCTTAGCTGCATTCAATTCTGCAATTTGCATTTGATGCATCATGTCCATACAAGTGCATTGGAGCATACCAATGAGCATGACTGTAGGAACTTTTGATTCACCAAGAACAGATTGAAGTGCTATAACAGTATTGTTATATTCTTGTTGTATGTCAATCATTTGGGCTTGTGGATGATTTCTATCTACTAATTCTACGCTCATACGAATCTCCATAATTCTGAAATGGGTACACGTTCTTCAAGCTCGAATGTTAGAATCGAGCCTTCCGAACGAAACGTCATGATTGCTATCTTGGGAGAGATTTCAATTTTATATCCTAGATCTAACCACTTTTCCTTCTGCAAAGCTTTAATAATTCTAGGGTGCAGAAGTCTATTCGCAGTTAAACGAACTCTTTTATCTCTTTTTAATTGATGCCATGGTAGGCCGTAAGTTCTCACTTGAGTTATAATGAACACATAGAACTAGATTCTCTTTCATCCTGCAGAGGAAATACCTTTCGTAAGAAAGGACAGAGAACCTAGATATATAGGTGCTATCTTTTATTTTCTGGCAACTTGATCCGTTGGAACACTCAGAAGGAAAAAGATAGCAAAAACCTAGGAAGTTAAGCTCCCCAGCCTATTCAGGAACTTTCAGATTTGGCGGAACAGGATCGGCCGGAGTATTCTCAACAACAGCTTGTGCAATCTCCATTTGATATTGATCCAAAAGTGCCGACGCTTGGGCAACTTTAACCGTAGCATCTTCACCAGTATCTGCATCAAGGATAGCTTTCAGCTTGCGGAGAAGGACAATAACGGAATCCTTTGCATCTTTAGTTTCAGCAACTTCCTTAAGAAGTTCTTCGACTACTGCGTCATCAACGTGTGCCATAAGATATAGTCCTAGTTTGAGTGTAGCTTTGAGAGTTACGAATGTGTAGAATCGTAGAACTTGTAGCTGAATACGCTGGAGAAGTTTCACATAGAGCCACCTTTCATGAGGTTAATGTGCACTTCTCTGGGAGAGAATTAGGTGACAGTCTTTTACTCGCGCTTCCCAGAGACTGTCAGAACTGTGGCACCATAACTCGGACAAGTTTATATAGTCTAGTAGGTATGGCTTTAGACTAGAGGGTTTCTATATCCTACCCACAAAGTTTTTCTCAACTTAACGAATCTTCAACAATTGCTCAGTGTAGTCGTACGAAGAAGATTGTGGTTGAAATCATCTAATTGGCGCCCCGAAAACTTGCCAACCAAGAATCAGAAACAACAAGAACTGCAAAAGTGATCCACCGATTGCTGGTCCACTTAGTGGCCAATTTTGCCAAAGACTAAATACTAGCCAAAGGAGCATTAGAATCCAGAAGATCAGTCCAAGTGTCATGATTAAACTCCTGAAGCAGATTTAGCTGGCGTCGGAGAGTTACTGAATGTCATGGAACATTGATCTGTCACAGATACCGCGCCATTATTAACTACTTTTGTATCGATGGAGAATTGAACAACAACACCAACTCCCCAAGGAGAATTGACACGAGTACAAATACCGGTCATTCCTTTATCTTTAACGGATGCAGAGATCTGTTCAGGAGATCGATCATCAACAGGAAGTTTAGTGGCACAACCGCTGATAGCGGCAAGAATACAAATAGCTAGCAGCGAATGTTTCATTTGATTCCTTAGTTGGGGTGAATTCTCTGGGAGAGAGAATCAATTTCTATACGCTGCAACTTCAGCGGCTTTAGCATTAATCTTTGCTACGGCATTTTTAGTCGCTGTACCGAAAGGAATACCGGGGAAGATGTAGGTAGCAGGATTAGAAAATCTTCCGGCAGCTTGTTTATTCAGGCATTGTCCAGTACTGATAAGTTTGTTTGCGCCGCCAGCTTGATTTATTGGAGCACGAATATTGTATCCAGGCGGAGGAAGTTTTATGAAATTATTCACATCAAACCAACAAGTTGCTGCGTCTTGACTTCCATTCATTACACATGGAATTGTATTTATACAAGTATAATCAATTGCTACAGTACTCACATCGGGACAGTGTGCAGTCATATTATCGAAAGCTCCTTGTGCAGAAGTCCCATATCCATGGGGCGCACCAGATAATTGTGCAGGGGCTTTCCAAGTTATTTGTGGAATTGGAAATGGTTGGGATTTCCCCATAACATCAAAATATTGAACACAATCTTCAAGATGAGAACCAAAATTCAATGCATATCCATCAGCATGTTCTGCACAAAGATGGTGACCAAGTTCATGTGGAACAACATCTGGAATAAACATTGCAGAAGAAGCATTCACACCAAGATAGGCGGTTGCATTTGTAGTGCAGTTTCCTCCAGAATATCCATTGATATCTCCATAACTACCATCACCCCAAATGATATTATTATACTCTGCAACAACAATTACGATATCTGCTTTTGCATCATCACGTGCCTGCATCACAGCCGGATTAGCCATAGCAGTTTTCACTGCACCAATATCCCCCGGATAAGTATCCGGCTTATATCCAGTATAGTAAGTTGTATCAATAATAGACCATACGGGAGGATTGAAAAATCCATTACCTCCATATGTGCCTGCATTTTTAAATGTAACATTTGCTGCGGACCGAGCATAAACTTCATTAGTGTATCTAATCTGTTCGATTGCAAATGACAACATCGTACCAGTCAATTCTACTTGAGCACGACCAGCATCCGTGAATACAAAAAGAACTTTAATTTCTGGAGGAACAGCATGAGCTGAGAATGATGCAGTCAGACATGCTGACAATACCATTGCAGAAGCAAGCTTATTGAGTTTGTTTTTATTCTTCATAACTTATTCCTCCGCCTCAATGATGTACCAAGTTTTTTGTGCTGGGAGTTTCATGATCTGAACTGCACCATGACCTTGGGCATTCAAACGATAAACTCTGACAACTTGATCAGGAGTTAGTTGAAGATTTCCAACAAGTTTAACTCCATCCCTCAACAAAGTTGCAGTAGCTCCACCGGGAGCAGTACCGTACCAAGTGTCAAGAGTAGTTACTCCATTTCCATTTGTTTTGGAGCCAGTGAAAGTATAAGCACCGATTCCATAAATAGAAATGCTCCACGAGGTGGAGTTCATTACTGGAAGTAGGGAAACTGTTTTAGGAAATACGTTTGCTGTATTGGGATTTTCCCAGATTGGAGCTAGAAGTGGAGTGAGATCAACTCCGTAGGGAGGATCAGTCACAATATCTAGAGCATGCGCAGAAAATGCAGAAAGTGTGATTGCTGCTGCAATTAAAGACTGATTCAATTTCATTTCAAGTTTCCTTACTGGGTGAGGGAATCAAGACTATGATAGCGACACACTGAGC